CGAAAAAGAAGATCCGTGATGTCCCTGGCTTGTTGTCCTGGGTAGGTTAAGCCGCGTGTGACCGAGGATTTGACACGGCCCAGCCTGTTCACCCATTCGCCTGTTTGCTCCGGCAGCCCTGGCAAGTTGTTCACCGTGTTATCGAGGCTGTCGAGCAATCCATCAAGATGGTCGGCCATCGATGTCGCTTGCTCGGGCGTCAGTGCTTCGGTCACTTGGGCAAAGCGCTCACATTGTGCGTCATTGGCGGCGCTTGCTTGCTCGGTGACCGCTTGCTGCGTGTCGAGTTGGTCTGCAGGGAAAAGCCGATCACTGACGGCGAAAATCTGAAACGACAGACGGCAGATATCGCGCTCGTTGTTGTCTAAATCGTAATTTACGTCGCCAACTTGTACCTGGCGAATGCCCCAATAGGGGTGTACCAGTTCACCTGGCCCCGCCACGTTTAAGGCATCAAGTAATTGCTGGCATTGAGCTTGTGCGGAGGGGCCAACCAGCATGGCTTTGATGGTTTCGACATTGAGCGCGCCGCCGTTGTCTTCTGGCCAGCCTAAGTTGCTCTTGGGGTATTCATGGGGCACGGTGCGGCGGCCTGTTTTACCGCGTACTGTGCTCAGTAGAAAAGGAACGCCACGAAACGCGGCGTCACGTCGGTCTTGCCATTGCTCTTGCATCTCGCCCCCTTAATCGGCCATTGATAAACCGTGATCGACCGTGAGCGGAATGCCGTTGTAGCGCACGTCCGCGCTTTTAATGCGGGCGCGGTTCTCGTGCATTTCGATGGCGATTTTGCCTTTAATTTCGTTTGGTTCAGCAGACTGACTCGGTGTAGGTTGGCCACTGAACCATCCCGATATTTCATCCCAGACATCCAGTAAGCCTGCACCTGGTACGAACGACGACGGCATGCCTGTTGTATCGACGTCAGATTGTCGGCGAATGTCGATGGGGGAGAAGTCAGGGGCAAGATTGACCATGCCATAGCCCACGGTGGTGGCTTGACTGGCCATGCTTAGCCAACGGTTTCTGCCTGTCGCTTGTGTGCTTCGGTTTTGTCCATGGGTAGTGTTGCCATCTGCACCAGGCAACGCATTGTTGGGCGACATGTTCACGACGTAGACAGGGGTGACACCGCCAGCAATACCACTGGCAGCACCGCCGATGCGAGATGTTCGACCAAAAACCGATTTGAGATCTTTAGCGACACCCAACGCTTTGCGGGCGGCGATGAGTGCAGCCACGGTCACGCCGATGTTTTTACCCAGTTGCAGCCAGCGGTCAAGAGTGTCGGCGTCCAAGCTGTTGACCGCATCTGCGAGGTCTTGAAATGGGCCTGCCAGCTCTCGCTGAGTAAGTCTGTGAACGGCGGTCATCAAATTATCGACGCTGGCTTGATAGTCCTTGGCCACCTTGGCCGCATCTTGCATTGTGGTGCTGCCGTCAGCGGTCACGGACAGAAATTGATCAAAGGCGTTGATGCTGCCGTTAGCGGAAAACTCCCCCATCAAGGGCTTTAAGGCCCGCATGGCTTCTTCGCCAAATTTGATGGTGTTGAGGGCTTGGCTCATGGTGTAGGTCTGGCTTGAGCCTGCTTGAGTGATGATGTCTTTCATCAGATCAGGTAACGGGCGCATGACTTCCGCGCCTTGCTTGAGCTTGTCAGGATCGAACACGTTGATGCCTGCCAATTCTTTGAGCTTTTTCACTTTGTCGGGGGTGGTCACTTCTCGGATAAACGCTTCATACGCGGTCACGGCTTGGTCGTCAGAGCCCGCACCACTTCGAATCACCTGCATGGCGGCACCCAGTTCAAGCACGGCGTCAACGCCTTGGCGACCTGTTGCAGCGTAGGTCGATAGTAGCCGCTCACCTTGGGCCGCAAACGAGGCCATGGTGAACGCGCCGCTTTTACCTTGCACATTCAAGGTGTCCATGGCGGTCATGACGTCCTGCTGGGTTTCTACCGAGAGCTTTTTGAGCTGGGTGAGTACGGCACCAATGTGGCCGCCTGTCGCGCCCGTGGCTTGAGAAAACAGCGCGATGTTGCCCATGTTCTGGCGGGCAAAGTCGATATCCCCGAGCTTTTCCATCACCACCTCTAGCCCTTCGAGGGTTTGGGTGGGATCGATACGGATACCCTCAGAGCGCGAGATATTTTCGATTTCTTCGTATAAGGCGCGGGTTTGTTCTTTGGTGAGATCTGCCGCCACGGACAAACGCGACAGACGGCGGTCAAGGGTGACCAATCTGTTGGCGACTGCGCCACCTGCTACCGTGGCCACCAGAGCGGTGTAGCGGTTTTCCATGGCGTCTAAACCTTTGTTGATGCCTCTCACCGAATGGCGAAACCCTCGGGCCATTCTGGAATTACTTTCAGCAAAACGCGTCATGGCGGTGGAGTATGTTCTTGCTCGTGCTGCCAGGTTTCCCGACAGGTTAATGACGATTTCACTGTTTAGTGTGCTCATGGTGTTTTGCCTTTAATGCGAGTAAGTGATCAAACAGCCAGGTGACGGGTTTATCGAGAAAGTGCTCGATAGAAGTGAAATGTCGGCTCGCTAGAGCAAGCACGACCTGTTCAAGTTCGCTCGCCTGGCTGCTCCAATCGCCCCCGTTTTTCCGCCACCCCCACGGCAGCATCGAGGCGTTCGGCCTGTTCGTTGAGCAGGGCAAAATCGTCCACATGCAGCCCGTACAATTGGCGCTCTGACAGTGGGCCTTGAATGTCGCCAATCGAGGCTACTTGGCGGCATAAAAGCTCAATGCCCATCTTGACCTCAGAGACCACAGTGATGCCTCTGTCTGTGCCTGTTTGAGGGTCAGGCACAAACACCACTTGTTCGGCTTTGGTGCGCGCCTCAATCACATCGCGGGTAGTGAGTTCACGCAGTACCACGTCATAGTGCGGCTCTGCGTCCTGACCTTTGCCAAAGAGAAGCCCATGCTCAAGGCTAAATTCAATTTTTGCCACGGGGTGCCTCGCTTAAATGCGCTTGCATTGTTTGCCAATGAATTTGCCGCCCGTCTCGCCGTTGTCTTCGTCGAGTTCGGCGGGGTTTTCCAAGGCGCTGCCTGTCATCATGTAAGTGAGGCCGTTGTCAGCCTCAAAGACGATGGTGACGTTCTCCATGTCGTTGAGCGCTTGCACGTCGGTGTCACTGTCTACCACCAACTTGAAGTCGAGTGAGGGGGCGACAAAGCGTTTGCTGTTGCCCCAGATGCGACCGCCACCCCCGTGAGAGGTGCGGTTAAAGCCGCCAGGGTTCAGGCGCGCTCCCCCCTTGGTTTTGAGCTCATCGCCATTGGCGCGAATTTTGGCGTATCCGAGAATAGACATCAGTATTTCTCCCTACAGCTTGAACTGCACGTTCATGGCCATGATGCGAAGGCCGTTAATCAAATCCGGTGAACACAGCACATTGATGCGGTTGGCGTCTGCGCTGTCGCGGGTGACTTCTAGCTCGGCGTTGTATTGTTCAAAGCCCTCCACCAAGCCTTTTTCTTGCAGTTGCAAAAACACATCGAGCATTTCGGCGCGCAGTACTTTTGGCGTCACGACAGGTTGCCCAGGCTCTAGGCTGTCGAGCACGTCATCGCCCGCCAATTTATGGCGTGGGAATTTTTGGGTGAAGTGAGCCTTATGGACAAAGCGGAAATAACCGAGCGTCATCGGGGTGGTGATGTCGAGGTAACTCGGATCAGGACTGCCAAAGGTGTTGACCTGGTACGTGCTGATTTCACGCTCAATCACGCAGCGGTTCCCTGCATCCACGTAGTAGGTCGCGACACCGTCATGCAACAGCAGGTTGCGCTCTACCAAATCCCAGCGCTCACGCTTCGACGGCGGCAGCAATCCCACCAAGGGCAGGGTTTGCAGGGGCCGTGCGGGATCGATAGCAAGGTGATAAGCCGCTTGCGCCGCGTACGCCGCCGCAAATTCCCACGGCGGGTTGGGGGCGGTGTTGGTGCTCATGCAGGTGATCAAATGGTCGTTGCGCGTATTGCCCCAGGTGCCTGTTTCTGCATGGTTGCCGCGAATGGCGGTGTAACATACGGCTTCCATCATGCGAAGCGCACCCCAACGGGCATCGAGTTCGATACGAAGGCCATCAAGGAAGGCCTGATCGTTAAACGGGCACACGATATGGTTAAACCACTCATCGCCCAATGCGCCAATAACGTCACTGGCATCGACATACCCTGCACCGCCGGATAAGGGCGACAGGGTCAGCGATACGCCAGGCGGCAACTGCTCGGTGTCGTAATAGTTACAGCGCACATCGATGTCATTGCCCGTGATCCCTTTCCATTTGGCGGTCAGTTTGACGCGGGTGTTTTCGCTGGCGTTGATTTGTGCTGAGACGGGCAGCGCAGTTTGCAGATTGATGGCATTGACGATGGCCAACGCGATACCGCCAGCGGTGTCGTTGGTGCTCACGCCCACTTGCACGCGCTGGCCTGCAATCATGAGTGACAGCGTACCCGCTTGGCTGGCAGAGCCTGTCACCGTGATGGCTTGTCCTGATGAAGCCGCCGTGCCTGCAGTGGGCTCGGCCACGGGCATGGCCCAGGTCTCGGTGTAGTTGTTGCCTTTGCGCAGCGTCTGCAGCATGGCGGTGAGCATGGCATCGTCACCAAAGAGCGCGCGGGCTTGGTCGTCACTGGTGATGCGGTATTGCTCCAAGTCGGTCGCTGTGCCGCCGCTTTGGTGGCCCATCACCAGTATTTTGTGTTGCTGTACCGCGACACCCTGATTGGCATTGGCGTTATCAAAGGCCATGTAAAACAGGGGAACACGCATATCGTTCGGGATGGACATCATTTAGATCCTTTTGGTTTCGCGCTGTCTTTGGCCGTGTCGATGTTGTCTTTTGCAGTATCAATGGCGTCTTCTGGCGCGTCTTGGGTGACAGAGCCATCGCGCACACGGCGGTGCCAGAAGGCGGTCATGACCACGGGCTCACCGTTTTCGTGGAGGTGGCCGCCATCGGGTTTACGTACTTTCACCTTTTTATCGGTGGGGTAGAGAGTCACGGTGTTCATTGGGTGTCCTCGGGGCTGGGTGTGTTGTCTTGGCGCATTGCGAAGGTGGCGCTCAGCGCGGGGTTATCCTGCGTGGGCGTATCGAGTTGCATGGTCAAAAAATCATCAAGGGTGGTTAGGTCAACGGGCACATTAAGACGGCACTCTTGCTGCCAGCTCACTGACCAAATCGCGACACCGATGTTGTCTAGCGCCTCGGTACAAAGGTTCTGCGCACTGACGCGTTCAGGCTGTTTGTAAGCGGTGCGGCCAAGGGCCTGTGACCAATCTTGGCTTGAGATAAACACGGCGACCTTGCTGCTGATGACTTCGGCGCGCTCGTCACGGTGATGGCCGTAGTGGTCAGTGGTCATGACAAAGGCCACCAAGGAGACCATACCGACCAGGCTGCCTGCTTCGCGGCGCACCTGGCTCACGTTCAGTGCGGCCACACGGATTGCACCGTAGTGAGTGATCTCATGTTTCACCGCATCGGGGGTGGCGAAGCGGCCTTTGTGCCGGTTAATGCTGCCGACTTCATCAGGGGCGTCACCTTTGAACGTGCCAAGGGCCTGCACCACGGCAGCAGTGATGGCGAGCGAGGTACCTGTGATGTCGAGTTGCGGGCGCGTGCTCATGTCAGAAGGTCTCCGTAAAAGTCACCAATGAGGGCGTACAGGTCTTGGCGGTTCTCGGTGGAAAGTCCCAAGTATTCGCGTTGTGGCACCTTCATATGGCGTACATGCGCGCCGACCGATTGCCAAACAGGGTGGCGAAGCACCTTGCCAAAGGCTTGGGTGATGCGGCGATGGTGGGCGGCGATGTTGACCGCCCCCTCAAAGCCGTCTTGATGCACGGCGGCATACACCAGGGGCGAGCCCACATGCACCTTATTGCCACGCACCTGAAATTGAAGAGAGTCATCGAGTTCGCCGTTTCCCATCAGTAATGAGTGATTACCGTGACGGGTCTTGGCATAGCCGTCTGACCAGCTTTCCCAGGGCGTACCATCGGGCGCGGTTTTCTCATCGCGAATACGGCGATGGGTTTGTGTTTCGGCTTCTGCGCCAATGAGCGCCAGCAGCTGGCGGCGGTTGCCTGCATCGCTGAGCCTTGCGATGTGTTGCTGCAGCCTTTGAAGCTCGGCATCGCCTGTGATGTTGACGGCGATGGCCATTACAGCACCCCGCCCAAGTCTTTGCGCATGGCAGGACGAGAGGCGGCGATCACCTCCGCCTTACCGCTTTGGGTTTCAGCGGGCTTGTCGGCGCTGGGCAAACCAAGATCGCGGCGACCTGCTTGGATGTCTTTCAAGGTGCTGATGGCATCGTCATAGCGCTTTTGGACTAGGTCAGTCACGGTGCTGTCGCGGTCAGCCAGCCAGTAAAAGGCAATGGATATGGCCAAGCGGTTGAGCGTGTTTGGCGTGGCTGCGAGCGGCAGTGTAAAGCGTGACAGGAAGCTGTTTATCTCTTCGGTGGCATCGCGCAAGGCGGCAGCCATGGCCACCTCATCGAGGGCGTCGGGGTTGTCTTTTTGGGCGGCCACCGTCCACACAAACGAGGGATCACGTTCAAGCAAATCTTGTGCGGTGGCATAGACGGTGGCGGTCATGGCTTAGTCTTCCTTTTCGTCTGTTTGCAGGCGTGAAACCACAAGTAAGGGCTCAAGCTCAATGCGTTCAAGCGCTGCCATATCAACAAACACATCGGCATCGTGTTGCGCGTGGGCGGTGGTTGGGTCTTCAACCGCATACACCTGCACGCCTGCGTGAGGCCAAAAGCGGCCACAGCGCCAGAACCCATCGACAGAGACGGCTTTGACGAACACGGCAACAAAGGGTGTTCCTTCAAGGCTTGCCATGATGGTCTCATGGGTGTTTAGGCCGCTTGGCGCGCTATCCGATTGCGATGGCGCAGCGGCAGTGCCAGCAGCTTGCGCAGTGTCGGTGCTTGCGGTGTCAGTGGCTTTTTTATTGCTGCCAGTACGTGGCGTTTTGGTTGACGCGGTTGGCTTAGGAACATCGGTCACTGTTTCATCCTCAAAATACAAAGGGGCAAAGGCCGCCTTGCGGCCAGTGCAAATGGGTTAAGGGGTTAGCCGAGGTACGGGCTCACGACGACTTGCACGTCTTCGAAATAGGGGTTGCTGCCGCCCCCGTCTTTGATGGCGACATTGATGATCTTTTTCGCCGCCGCGCGGTTACGCGGGCCGACCACCAGTTTAGTGGGGCGAATACCAAGCGGGGTGCCGTTGTTTTTCTTGGTGCCGGACAGCGCTTCAATGGCCTTTTCATAGTTAGATTCGGTTAACGCCGCCTTAGAGCCCACGGCGGTCTGCCAGAAGCCAAAGCCCACGTTTGAACGGCCATCGGTGCCTGCAGCGAGTGCGTTATTGAACCAGGTGAACTCTTCATTGGGGTTCATGTTCTTGAACACGAACGGGCGGCGGTGTTGGTAGATGATGGGCTTGAGCACTTGGGTGTCATCAATCAAGAACCAAGGTTCGCCCGTCGAGGTCGGCACGCCAATGATGTTGGAATAGGTGTCGTCGCCCATTGGGTGGTCAGTGTCAAAGAAGTATTGGCCATCAAAACATTGAGTTTCAAAGCCCGCCTTTAACAGCCCATAGGACAGTTCGTCTGGAAACAGCGCCACCTGAAAACCAAAATTCTTGGCGAGCACGGAATACATGCCAATTTGGTCGTCGTCCACGTCTTCGCGTTTGACCTTGATGGAGGTTTCCCAGGTTTTGTTTTCGATGGCGTAACCGTGTTTGCCGATGTCGGCCAATTGGCGTTCACCGACCCATTCTTGAATGCCAGGAATATCGGCGAGCCAGCCATAGTTGTTGGCTGAGGTTGAGCTTGGCACTTCGGTGGCGATTTCTTGCCATTGAGGGCTCGCGCTGTCGAGCCCTTGGGTGTATGACGCGCTCATGCCTGTGAACAGGTTTTGAAGGATTTCGGATTGTGACTGTGGCATTGATTACTGCTCCTGCTGGGCGGTTTTGGCGGCCAAGAACTGGTCTTGGGTGAGGTGTAACTTGCGACACATGGCAAGCTCATGCTCATCGAGCTTGGCGTGGCCTTTCGGTGACTGGGTGTGGCGGCTTTCATCGCTCGCCACCTTGGGGGCGGAGGCCAAGAATCGGTCGAAGCCTTCGCGGTCGCTGCGACACATCGACAGGAACGCGGCTTTGTTAGCTGGCGCAATCTTGCCTTCGGCGATGGCGTCATCAATCACGGCTTCGGTTTCCGCGTCTTGTTGTGCTTTCAATTCACCTTCTGCCGCTTCCGCGCGGTTTAAGGCCAGTTGATGGGTTTCGACGGGCACAAATTTTTTCAGGTCAGGTTGTTCGGCGCGGTTAAGCGCCAGCTGTGCGTCAGATTTGAGTGCATCAATCGCGGTGACTGCATCGGCGTCGGTGGCCGTGGCAGGGTTGAGCGACAGCGCTGCAGCGAGCGTGGCAGAGAGTGTCATGGGGTGTTGCTCCTGTTGTTGTCGATTAAGGGCAGGGAGTTCGGTCAAGTTGGGTTTATTGGTAAAGCCCACGGATTCAATCGCGGTGACGTTGCCTTGGGCATCGTGCAAAAAAGCAGGGGAGTAATAGCGGTATTTGCGCTCGGCAATGATGTCCATGCCTTCACGGTTAAAGGCGACACGGCCCCAAATGGCACCGTCACGCACATCAAATTCTTCTACCCAGCCATATGCGGGTGCTTCTTCACCCTGTGGGCCTTTGATGTGCGTGGCGTGTTCTATGTCCCAGGGCGCAGAGGCGGCAGAGTTGAGCACCACAGAATCAGGGGATGTGTTTGACCAGCTGCGGCCATCAATGCCGGAAAACGTGTCAGCAGGGATAAGCTCAAGCCAACGCTCATTTGCATCGCTTTGCTGCGAAGGCAGTTGGAAACAGAGTGCTAGGTGTCGTGTTTGGGTGGTGTCTGGCATTGCGTTGGCCTGCGTTTTGAGTAAACGGTAGAGGCAAGAATAAGTGGGTTACGGATCGGGTGAGATTTACGGGGGTGGTTGTTTTATTACTGGATTCAACGAGACCTTGTATATGAGTTCTTCAATTGAGATTAATTTCTCACCGGATAGGTAGTATTGTGAGTGAAATTTAGTATTGATTTATCGACTTTGTGGTACATTTTTGACGTTAAAAGCAGACAAAAATCGAGAGTTTCGTCATGACTCTTTAAAGACGTGAGCAAAAGCTAGGTTTTCCTCGATTGTACGTCTGAATTTATCGCTTTCGAAAGCGGAGTTAGATGTTAGGAGTGATTGAATCAGTCAAACTTATTAATGCCGCTGAAGAGTTTGATAAGATTATGATTTTTCTTTATTTAACAATTTACAGTAATACTAAATAAATATAAGGGTCATTTATGAATGTAACCGTACCAAAAGTCTTTTTATCCTATTCCCACGATAGTGCCGAACACAAACAATGGGTGTTAGATCTGGCTACTAGGTTAGTTAATGCTGGAATAGATGCTCGTATTGATGCATGGGGGGTTGGAGGAGGAACTGACTTACCTCACTTTATGGAAACCCAACTATCTGAAGTCGATAGGATTATAATGGTTTGCACAGAAAAGTATGTAGAAAAAGCAAATAAAGGTACTGGTGGGGTTGGTTATGAAAAAATGATAGTCACCTCCTCCCTTATGTCCAGCATCGAAGATAAAAAAGTAATACCTATAATACGTCAGAAAAGCTCTAGCGATGTTCCTACTTTTTTAGGAACGAAACTATATATTGATTTCTCTAATGATAATGATTTTGAGTCAGTAATAGATGAGTTAATGCGTGAAATTCACGGTTCTCCTTTATACAAGAAGCCTGCACTTGGAACTAATCCTTACCAGACTGCTCACTCGAAACCAGCTGAAAGTAATATTGATAAGAAAATGGAGTTACTTAGGTGGATGATTGATGGATATAACAATGGATCGTCAAGATTTACATTTTCCACATTAAATTCAGTTCTAGGATGCTCAAAAATATTTGCTGAGTCATATGTTCAGGATCTAGTAGATGAGTCTTATATTAGTCCAAGCTCCTGGTGGAGTGGGAGATCAAAATGCAGTGGTTTTGTGCTAACAAAAAAAGCAAAAATTTTCGCAATAAAATCAGGTTGGGTTGTTGAATAATGATCGTATACTTTGATGTGTTTTTAGGGTCGGGGGCGGGCAATGTTTGAAGGCTTTACTGTTCCACTACCAGTTGTGGCTTTTGCTTTAGCGGTTGCTGGATGGATTTATAAAATTTATATATTCAAGGTTACAATTCGAGATATAAATAAAATAAAACGTAATTCAATAAGATTAGCTTATGAGAACTATTTGTTTTGTGAAGCTAATAATTACATGCCTAAATATTCAGTATTAGATCCAGAGAAGGAAATGGAGAAGCTTTGTAAGCATTGGGTCATCCGGCTTTATACGCTAAAGAACGCGAGTCTCATTTACTCTAGAATAGAGGACTGTATTGAAAAAAGAGATTTTCTATTAAACCATTCTCTGTTGGATAAAGAATTAACGGGGAGTAAATATTTTAACTTAAACTATTACAATAATCTTATTTTATATTTTTTTCTAATAGATCTTCTTCAGATGAGTTATAAGGATAGAATTATAGAGTTCACAAAATTTGATAATGATAACTCATATCTTTACTGTCGAGAGAATGGATACTTTAAAGATTACTTGAGTTTAAATAATAAATCATAAGTAAATTTTATTTTGGAGTCTAGTCTTACTTATTTTCTGCAGGGCATATAGGCTTTTTTTAGGTGATGAAAAATTGAAGAAACTAGAACAGTTGGCATCACAAGGTGATCCTGATGCCCAATATAAACTTGGCAACGTTTATGCTCAAGGTAAAGGTGTTGAACAGTCTGATGAACAAGCTGTGTATTGGTATAAAAAAGCAGCAGAGCAAGGTCATGCAAGTGCTCAGTATAACTTGGGAGTCTCATTTAAAAATGGCGAAGGGGTAGATCAATGTTATATAAAGTCCGCGTTATGGTTCAGCAAAGGTGCAGAGCAGGGAGAGACCGCATCGCAGTGCTATTTGGGTTTATCTTATCTTCTAGGAAGAGGAATTGAGCAGTCTGATGAATTAGGACTTACATGGTTAAATAAATCTGCAGAAAAAGGAAATCCTCAAGCTCAGCTTTGTCTTGGGATGTATTATCTAGATAATAAAGTTTCTGATTCTTGTTGTGAAACTGGAGTTATGTGGCTGACTAAGGCTGCAGAGCAGGATGTTTCTGAGGCACAACTGCGTTTGAGTTATTGCTATATGCAAGGCAAAGGAGTAGAGCTGTCTGGTGGTAAAGTCATATACTGGAGCGAGAAAGCTGCAGAGCTAGGAAATGCTGAGGCTCAGTTTTTTTTAGGTATCCAATACGCTAGTGGTAATTTTGTTGATAAGTCAGACGATAAAGCAGCATATTGGTGTACGAAGGCTTCAGAGCAAGGATATCCTAAAGCTCACTATTACTTAGGTCTTTACTATAAAGAAAGTGATAGAAGTCATTTTGATAATGAAAAGTCCGAAATGTATTTTCGCCGAGCGTTTGAAGCGGGAGAATATGAAGCACAACGCTATCTGCCTCATCCTGTGCTGGATGAACATATCTACCCTAAACTTGACTATGAAAAAGCAAAACTTGCTAGAGCTGCATTTTATGCCCTACAAGCCGAGATAGTAAAGATAATGGATGAACAGAAGGTAGAATCCGGAGTTGTTTATCATTTTACCCGATGGTCGGCTATTGAAAGTATGCTACCCAAGGATCTAAAAGATAGAGAGAAGCCCAAAAATGTATTACGTCTTTATCATGAAGATTATATGAATGATCCTAATGAAGGAAAGAGCTTTATTAATCTGCTTAGGAATAGATCAAAAATATCAGTTTCAAGTAAATTTATGATGGAAGTTTTAAATCTTCATTCTGAGTTGAGCACAGATGAGGCAACTTATATAACATCATTTACCAAATCACGAGATCGACTAGATTTATGGCGTGCTTATGGTTCTGATGGTTATGGCTTTTGTCTGACCGTATCCTGTCCAGAAAAAACACAACATCAATGGGCGATGAATAAATTGGAAACTAGTATGGATAGGGAGTTTGATGGAAATAAACATTCTTTTTATAATGTGATATATGATGATGATAGAAAGAATAAATTACTTAATAATTTGCTTCTAAAGCTAGATGATATTATTGATTTGTTTAAGAATGATTTTGATGTGTTGAATGAGGTTAGGAAGGCAGTTTTTTACATTATTGGTGAGGTAGTGTATTTATTTAAAGATGAGCAGTACTCTAGTGAGAGGGAAGTGCGAGTTTTTAGACGATTGAGCATCGATCAAGTTTCACTTGACGAGACAGAGTTTGGCAAGTTGTATGCTATTACTGCACCTATATTGTTTAATGGGGTGGCTTCGGAAATAATGATTGGCCCTAAAGTGCCCAATAAGCGGGTGGTGGAGTTAAGTCTAAGAAAGCGGCTTCAACTACATGGGTTTTCTAATACTATGGTCACATACTCTAAAGTTGAATATCGATAGGAATTGATCATTACCCACTGTTTAAGTCCTGTTTAAATTCAACCAGAATCGTTTAAATACAGCTCACCCACCCAACCGCACCACTAAACAACAAAGAGGCGCTTAGCGCGCCTCCTGTTGCTTTTTCTGAAATTGCCTTTCCAGTTCATTTTGTCGGTTCCCTGGGTTGTAGTTCCAACCAGGGTCGATGCCTTTCGGCACGCGCTCCACTTCTCCCGTTCGCTTGTTCAGCCAATCCCTTTCTTCTAGCGCTGGCGCATGGGTGCTGTATTGGCCTGATGCAATCAACCTGTCTGCTTCGCGTTGGCTTAATTGCCGTACTCTGCATTTGCAGCCCCAGCCATTGGGCGGCATATGGGTTTGCCACCAAGGGTGGTCAGCAGGGAGGATGATACCCGCCCAGGCTTGGTGGTCTTTTCGGTGCTCTCGGCTTGGCCCCAGTTCGTACAGCAAAAAGGGGTGGGTGGCTTTGGTGCGCTCGATGCGCTCCCACTGGCCTGCAGCCCGGGCGGTGCGCATGTTAGTGCGGTAAATGGTTTTTAAACGGGCATCACTGCCAAGCTTTACCGCTTTGATTTCGCCATCAAGTGGGTCGCGGGCCAGCTGCTCACCCCACCATCCTTTTTGTATCAGGTAGGGCTTAAGGCTTTCGGCGAATTGTTTAAAGGTGTTGCCTTCTTTGAGTGCGGTGGCCAGTGCTTCTTTGACATCGTCGAGCATGTCGAGCTGCATCATCTTGGCGACCGTAAAGGCGGCGTTGTGTTCGTCCTTCCACACGTCAGCATGATGAAAGCCGACCTTTAACCCTTTGGCTTTGAGATAGGCCAAGGCTTCTGCAGGGATAATGTCATTATCCATCGGTCACATCTCCCAGGGCGCGTGCTTGCCAACACAGGGTGGCAAGTTGTTCCGCAAAGGCACTGGCATCGAGTTCGCTGGCGATATCATTTAAAGCGAGGTTGAATGCCTCAAAGCTGTCGGCCTGTTTGGCGGCGTCTAATATTGGGTTCAATATCGGCGCGCTGACGGTTTCCCACTCGTTTAAGCCACTGTTTACCAGTTCATCTATTTCTGCCTCGGTATCGATGGCGGGCAGGGCGCGATTGAGTGCCAGCTGCTGGCGGTTGAGCGCGGGCGTATTGATGGGCTGATTATTCACAGCATGCAGAAGTTCGCCATCGTCTTCGGGGTCAGACAGGCCAACGCGGTCACGTACTTCTGACGCTTGGACTTTCATCCCTCTATCTATAAGAGGGGTAATTGCTTCTACCCAAGCTTTGATGTCTTTGCTTTCTTCGAGCTTGATGATGATGCGCGGGTACTGTTTTTGCGGCCCCCAGTTCATGTCGATGAAGGGTGTCACAAGGTGGGCGTTTAAGGTGTTGGCCAACTGGCGGGCATCCCAGTTGATGATGTCCTGGCGCACTTCGTTATGCACTTTCGCTTGGCTTTGGCTTGAGCCGTCATCCGTTGTCATGGTTTGGCCGAGCACGGTTTTGGAAATCTGGCGGTCAGCCCACTCGGCCATGTTCTCAAACAGCGTATCGCCGCCACTGCCTTTGGCGGTTTCTACCATCTCGATTTGCATCGATTCAGGAATGGCCGCGCCCGCGTCACTGGCAATGGTCGCAATGGCATTAATTAAGGTGCGAATGTCTTCATCAGAGGCATTGCTGTGGTATTTCCCCACACGAATGGGCATGCCAAACACTTCGGCGAAGGCCCACCAATCTCTGACGGTGAAGGATTTGAGCATGTACATTACAGCCACCACACGGGCGAGGCCAGCGCGCAGCCAATGGCCGGACTTCATGCGCGGCAGGTGAACAAGGTACTTATTGGAGGCCAAGGGCTCGCCGTCGCTTGGGTTGTCATCGGTGACTAAGCGCAGTTCGCTTTGGGTGTCCTCGTCCAAACGGATAAAGCGCGGGTCTACCCATTTGTACTCGTAGGGCTGCCAAGGCGTATCTGTGGTGTCCCACAGCATTTCGACCAGGCCAATGCCTTTGCCGATGCCATCGAGCAAATCAAACACGCAATCTTCCCACTGAGGGTGGCGCAGCAACTGGCGCACCGCTTCGGCGAGCTCCTGGTCTTGTTCGTCATCGCTGGCTGCTTCTACCGTGGGGCTTAATGAGGCGGCGGCGAGTTTACGCGTAGACAGCACCGAGCGGTAATGGGTGTCGCGCTCTTCCATTTCTTCTGCCAGCACAAAGTAATCTTCCGCTTGGCCGTTGATGGCATTGCGCAGCACATTGGCCAGGCGCGAGGGGGTGAGATAACTGGCTATAGAATGGGTCGCCATCGGGCGGCGCACGCTCGTGACATGGGCGCGGCTATGATGCGCCTGCAGTTCCTCTTTTTCTTCCCGAGTAAACGGCTTATTGGTGGCGGGGTTGATTATCATGGCGCTCTCCTAAAGCAGGCCACCGCGCATGCCTTTAAGGCCACGGGTGTGAGTGAACTGGCGGCGGGTGTCTTCGTGCAGGTTGCGGTTGTTTTCAGCTTCAACGATGCGGTGTAATTCATAGCGGCGGCATTCTTCTTTTGAGGCGAGGTAGGCCAGAAAAATGGCAATGGCGGAATCGCCGTGGCGTTGGTGGCCGTCGCTGGATTTGGTGCGAGCATCATCAATGCTTGGTACGCCGCGAATCATTTGGATGGACGAGAAGTCATTAATGACATCCTCGTTCTTAGGCATTTGTAATTCGTCATCTTCAAAGGCGGCTTTAAAACTCGGCATGTTCTCGCGGTAATACGCCGTCGATAACATCACTTGTTCCACTTCCGCCCCGTATTTCTCTGCCGCTTGCTCGGCCAAATATTGGCCATTGCCTCGGGCATCGAGTTTAATGCCATCACGACGGGGCAGACGGTCAGCAATGTAATACAGCACTTGTTCTTGTTGTTTAAACGGCACATTAAATAACTCAACCAAAAACGGAATTTGCCGTTGGGTATTGGGCAATACAGTACAAGGTGCAAAGACGGTTAAATCGCCCGAGCGGGCAAAGTCTTCCCCAAGGGTATGGCGAAGGTGTGTGGGTAAATCATCAAGCAGGGTCTTAACGTTGTTATTTAACCATTCGGCCATGTCAAATGCGCGTAAACGTTCGGGCAAGGCGTTAAAGGCTGCAGAGCCATTAAAATGCACCACGTTATTTTCGAGCACGGCAGCGCGCTCGCGATAACTGCGCGGGATATACACGCCCGAGCCAGATTTAGGCACACAGAAATATTCTTCTAATGCATCTTCTTCGGTGGCCGTGGCTTTTAATAAGCCTGCAATCCAATGGTCTTCCTCTTCTTGACTCCATGTCTTGCCACTCACTTGGCAAATACGTTGATATAACCCATCACGACAGGCATCACTTAAGGTAATGGTGTGGACGCTGTAATCTTTTTTACCCGCGCGGCTTTGCTGTATCAGTTCATTGAATTGATTCTCTGTGCCGTTATGGGTGGAAATAAGGCGGACTTTACAGCCCCACATGGTTAATGCGAGCGCAGCTTTTAATACTTCGGCCAAGCGTTCATGAAAGGCGGCTTCATCAATGGTGACATTGCCTTGCATGCCGCGAAGGTTTGACGGGTTAGAAGACAGGGCTTGGACTTTAAAGCCGGACGCGAAATAAATGACGTAGGTGAGAATGTCTTTGTCTTCTTCCTCGATGACTTCTTCGCATATTTCCCCTGCGGCTTTATCAAAGGCTTTGGCCCACATCGCGACCGCATCAATAAACTCGCGCGCCATTTCTTTGTTCGAGCCGACATAAAAATGATGACACCCGCCATGGGTTTTACTTTTTGAAGTGGTCAGCGAAGCATCACACGCTTCGGCCCAGGTGATACCGGTTCGACGGGATTTCTCTGCAATCTTGAGTTGGGAGTCATCCTCTATCCAATATTTTTGGTAGGGCAATAAGACTTCATTATTGTCGTACTGATAATGAAGGTGCGAAACAGCAGCTGCTATGGGAGAGCGTGCATCGTTCATCATCATGACGATAACCCCAATATTTGATTACGAATCGTGGTGGCCCCTTCTTTGGTGAGACCCAAGGTTTTGGCGGTTTTCTCTGCGGTGCTTGCCGCTTCTTCCATGGCTTGTTTTCGAATTTCCTTTTCGAGTTTCACGCTGCCGCTTTGCGCTTCCTGCAAACGCTTAATGGCCAGCGATAACACTGAAAGGGTTTTAGGGTCGAGCGGTTCATTCTCTTCCAGCGCTTTCATCTGAATATCGAATATCTGGCTTTTCCCAATTTCTATTAGGCTGCGGGCAATGTCGGTTTGCGGCGTTTCCCCAAATTGTTTTACCCATTGTTGGGTCAGCTGCTGCGCTTGATGATAACGCGCCATGCCTTTATGAAAACTCTGCGAATAACGGCTTAACCCATTGCGGCTTATTTTCTGGTCTTCGGGCAGGTCAAATTCATCAATCAGCGCATTAATTTGTTCGCGGATTGCTGTTTGCGGCATTTTGCCTTCACGCAGCAAGATATTCAGTTGGGTTTTAATGTCGTCCGGCAATTGGTCTATTTTGCTGATGCGATTTTTGGTGTGCGCAGTCTCCGTCATGTTATTCCCCTGGACGTGGGCGTTTTAT